ATGGCACAGCGCTTACGGGCAAGGTGTTTTGCAACTAAACCCAAGAGGAGTAGCCCATGAAGATTACCAACGCGCTTGATGCCAACGGCTTCAAACTGAACAATGTTGCCGACCCGGCCGCAGCGCAAGACGCTGCCACCAAGGCCTATGTGGACGCTACGGCGGCGGGGTACAAATGGAAAGACCCGGTGCGGGCCGCCACCACAGCCAACATTACGCTCAGCGGGGCGCAGAGCATTGATGGCGTGAGCGTGATTGCTGGTGACCGGGTGCTGGTGAAGGCGCAAAGCACGGCAAGCGCCAATGGCATCTACCTGGCGGCGGCCGGGGCTTGGAGTAGGGCAACGGACTTTGACGCCAGCGCGGAGCTGCTGGGAGCCAGTTGCTTTGTAAGCGAGGGCACCACGCTGGGCAATAGTGTGTGGGTGTTGACCACGGACGGCCCTATTACGCTGGGGTCCACCAGCCTGACATTTACCCAAACCAATGGGGGCACCAGCTACACCCAGGGCACCGGTATCAGCATTGGTGGCAGCGTGATCAGTATCGACACTGCTGTGACCGCCCGCAAGGCCAGCGCGGCAATTGGCGACGGCACCAGCACCACGCTGACGTTTACGCACAACCTCAATAGCCAGGACATTGCAGTGAGTGTGTATGACACGGCTACACGCACGGGGGTGCTGTGCGACTGGGTCGCCAATGGGGTGAACACGGTGCAACTCACGTTTGGCGTTGCGCCCACGGCCGGGCAGTACCGGGTAACCGTGGTGGCCTAGCCATGAAACACCTGGGCACTACCGCTACGGGGCAAGACATTGCCAGCCAGAGCCAATTGGGCGGTGGGGGTGGCCCTGCAATTTCCGCCGTCACGCTGTCGGTGGGTACGGTTGCTGCCACCGGGTATGCCGAGGTGGTGGTGGTGGTGCCTGGGATGACGGGCAGCGCCAAAGTGCTGCCAAGCCTGGTGCCAAGCCTGGACGCGGAGAACGATCTGGAGGAGCTGATTGACTCTGGCATGCAGATTTATGCACTGCCAGAGGATGGGCAAATCCGTTTTGTGCTGTCAGCCAATGCCCCGTTTTTTGGGGATTTTGCTGCGCAGTATGTAGTCAACCTATAGGGAGCTGAATATGAGCCTTTTGAGAAACTTGCTTGGCCTGGTAGTGCCTATTCGCGAGCGCCGCGAGGCGGCTGGTGTGTTGGCTTCATTGAATGCGGAGCTGGTGCTGGACCTCAATGGTGACGAAAGCGCCACGGTTCACATAGCCAGCGCGGCATTTATTGGCACGCTGGAATTTTCTGGTGCCAGCAATGAAGACGCGACGGTGTTTTACCCGGTGGTGGCTTACCCGTATTCGGTAGGCTGTGCGGGCGGCACCATTCCCCTGGCAGGGCAGCCGCTGATTCTGGACGCACTGGTGGCGGCCAACACCGGGCGGGTGTATTGCGTGCCGGTGGGGACCCTGAAAAAACTGCGGGTGCGCGTGTCGGCGTACACCAGTGGCACTGCGCAGTGCACCATCGTGTCGGACACCCAAAAAAGCATCAACACTGCAATACCTGGAAAGCCATCAACCTTGTTGGTGACCGCTACGGGGGCTGCCAGTGCCACTGTGACCGCTACGCTGCCTGCGGTGGCGGGCCTGCGGCACATCATTGACTTTATTCAAGTGACCCGAAGCGCCACCGCTGCACTGACTGCAGCGGCAGCGCCGGTGCTAGTAACCACCACCAACCTGCCGGGAACGCCAGTATTGACGTTTGGATCTGATGCGGCTGGCATAGGCATTGATAAGGAGGCAAAACTTGACTTTGGTGGCACTGGCATGGCTGCTACTGCGTTGGGCACCAACACTACGGTGGTGTGCCCCGTGTACACGGGTGTGATTTGGCGCGTGAATGTGTCTTACCGCTTGGGCCTGTAAGGGGACGCTATGAAACTCAAAACCCTTGCCACTGCCACCACGGCCAACGTGGCGGCCATGTGGCGCGAACTGTTCCCCAGCCAGGCCCGCATGGGCGGCGAGCGCGGCGCGCGGATCGACAGCTGGGCCGCCATGAAGCGACAGATGGCGAACGCCATGTTTGTGGACTACGACCGCCGCGCCCTGGTGGCGCTGATGCGTGAGATGGACCTGAAGGACGGCCGGGTGAAGCAGGTGCATGGCCGCACTGCAAGCGATGTGATTCGGGGTGGCCTGGTGATGCAGACCACGAGCAAGGTGATTGCGGATGAGTGGGAAGGGTTTGAGGCGCGGCTGCAGCTCAACAACTGGGAGAAGCTCAAAAGCGATGCGCGCGGCCTGGTGATGGAGGGAAACTTGCCGCTGCAACTGGTGCTGGGTGACACCACGGATGTGGCGGCCTGCGTGCGCATGCCAAGTGACACGATTGTGCCGATCACCGACATGGGCGGACGCTTCAAAGACCCGGCGCGTGCGTTTGAGCAGCGCGATGTGATGACCGGTGGCGTGCAGGCCGCATTTGCCGCGTGGCAGCTTGGCATGGGCCGCCTGGACCCCGACAACTGGGATGACCTGGGGAGCATGGGCCGCCCGATGCTTGACGGCTGCGCGTCTGTCTGGCGCAAGCTGATGATGACTGAGGAAGACCTGGTGATACGCCGGCGCGTGCGGGCCCCGTTGCGCCTGGCGCACGTGCTGGAGGGTGCGGACGAGGGTGCATTGCTGGCCTACCGCCAGAGCACCGAGGGCGAGAAGGGAGAGATAACCACCGACTTTTACCTGAACCGCAAGGGCGGCGTGCAGGCCATACAGGGCGACGCCACGCTGGGCGACATTGGCGATGTGGCGCACCTGCTGAGCACGTTCTTTGCCGGTAGCCCTGCGCCGAAGGCCATGTTTGGCTACACCGACGGCGTGGCGCGCGATGTGCTGGAGGACATGAAGCGCACCTATTACGACACCGTGGACAGCCTGCAGGATGCGCAGGGCGGGGTGTATGCGTTTGCCTTCAGGATTCACCTGCTGTTCAAGGGCATCAACCCCGGGCCGAGCGACTTTTATCTGCGCTTTGCCAAGCGGCGCACCGAGACGGCCAACCAGGTGGCTGACCTGGCGCTGAAGTGGATGGCACTGGGCCTGCCAGACGAGTTTATCCACAGCGAGATGGGCCTGGACCCGGAGGACATCCGCAAGATGAAGATCAAGCAGGCCAACAGCACCGACCCGTACCCCAACCCTTTGAAGATTGGGCCGGATGGGTTGCCACTGGCCAGTAGCGCCGGCAATAAGGTGAGCGTGACGCCGGGCAATGCGCCCAAGGGCGAGAGCGCGACCAACGTGAGCCAGCCGGGGAGCAATGGCGGGCGGGGGAGGGGCTAATTGAACACCGCTGCCACCCGTGCCGCCATCAAGCGCTCCAGCCAGCAGGCGCGCAATGCCATGCGGGAGCTGGACAAGCAAATGACCGATGCGCTGTTGGCCCTGTATGCCGATGCGGCCGAGGGCGTGCGCGCGGCGATCGCGGCCATGGTGGACAGCACCGACACCGTGCCGGTGAACCACCTGCGGAGCCTGTTGCGCCAGATTGAGGACGTGATTGATGCGCTGGGCGCTGACCGCAATGCGCTGCTTGCCCAAGGCCTGCAGGAGGCTGCAGCGCTGGGTGTGCAGCCCTACACCATGGCGGGAGTGGCTGCCACGGGCATTGCTGGCCAGGCAGTGCTGGGCAGTGAGGCGGCCATGCGTATCAACCAGGAAGCCGTGCGGTTTGTGATGAGCTTTGCCGCGGCTGACGGGCTGAAACTGAGCGACCGGCTGTGGCGGCTGAACCAGGGGGCCAAGGAAGCGCTTGGCCGTGCCGTGGGGCAGGCCGTGGTGAGTGGGTGGGACGCTGCCCGGGCCGCCCGGGAATACATGGGCCAGGGCCTGCCCGTGCCGCTGGATGTGGCGGGGCGGGTGGCGAATAGCAAGGTGGGCGCACTGCAGCGGGGCGCGGACCTGCTGGTGGGCAGCGAAAAGACCGGGGGCGAGGTGTGGAAGGCTGAGCGGGTATTTCGCACAGAGATAAACCGGGCGCACGGCACGGCATACATGGAAGGCGCTGCCAAAACCCCCGGATTCGCGGGGTTTAAGTTCCTGCTGAGCCCGCAGCACCCCAAGCCCGACATTTGCGACTTGCTGGCCGCGCAAAACCTGTATGGGCTGGGTGAGGGCGTGTACCCGGACGCCAAGACATGCCCCTGGCCAGCGCACCCGAATACGTTGAGTTTTGTGAACATCGTGTTTGAGTGGGATGTGACAGCGGCGGATCGGGCGGGTAAGGAGACGGTGACCGATGCCATGGGCCGCATGGGTGCGGATGTGCGAGAAGGCATCTTGGGGGTGAGCAAGGCCGAGCTGTATGACGCTGGCCAGGTGCGGCCCTGGATGATTCGAAGCCCGCTTTATGCAGTGAAACAGAGGCTGGCCCGCAAGGGCTGAGCGTGAGCAGCTATGGATTTTGAAGCGCTATTGAGACACTTTAAGGCTGAAAGCAAGCCTGAAGACGCCATGGTGCCGGTGCTGGAGCCTGCGTTGCTGATGTATGCCGCGCTGTGGCAGAGGGTGCCGGTGCGGCGGCTGGAGCGCGAGCCGGGGGCTGACACCTGGGATGCGCTGTGGGAGTGTGTGCAGGTGGATATGGGCACGATGGCCATGCTGCTGGATGTGCCGCAGAACAAGGCGATGGGGGTGCTTTTGCGCCTG